TGTGGTTCTGGTCATTACTATGGCGCTGTAATTAAAAATACAGCAACTAATACAGGTGCAACTGGTGGAGACATTGAGGCAATTACAACTAATGCTTCATCCGGTTTTGCATTATTAACATTACAAAAACAAGGTATGGGTGAAAATAGCTAGGAGACATTATGGCAGATTTAGTAACAACACAGACAATTGCTGATACATCAGGTGTTAAATTTGTAGCAAAACTTACAAACTTTTCCGATGGTACAGGCGAAACTTTGGTTAAAAAAGTTGACGCTTCAACATTAACCTTTATGTCTGAAGATGGTAATAGGGTTATATCTAAAGTATATTATTCTATCAATACATCTGATAGCAAATCTGGTGTTGAACTTATTTGGGATGGCACAACAAATGCGACAGCATTATTTTTATCAGGACAAGGATTCATGGATTTTAGAACAGATGGTAATAGTATACCAAATAATGCGACAACACCAACAGGTGATGTGCTGTTAAGTACAAAAAACTTTGCAAATGGTGATAATTACAGTATAATTGTAGAGTTTAGATAACAAAATTCTAATATAGAAGTAATTGTTTGTATAAATAGTATTAGAAAAAAAGAGAGAGTACACTAATGAAATTAATTTCAGAAGAAGTATCAAACGCCGAATATCTTATAGAAGAAAAAAACGGCAAGAAAGAATACAAGATTAGAGGTGTTTTTTTACAGTCTAACATCAAGAATCGTAATGGTAGAGTTTACCCTAAAGATATCTTGATGAAAGAAGTAAAAAGATACAACAAAGAATTTATCAATAAAAATCGTGCATTTGGTGAGTTAGGACATCCAGATGGCCCAACAGTTAATTTGGAAAGAGTATCTCACATGGTGAATAAACTTTACCCAGATGGCGATAACTTTATTGGTGAAGCTAAAATCATGGACACGCCTTATGGTAAGATTGTAAAAAATCTTATAGATGAAGGTGCTCAATTAGGAGTATCATCTAGAGGCATGGGTTCCATTATACAACGCAACGGTGCAAACTATGTAAAAGATGACTTTTACTTAGCGACAGCCGCTGACATTGTTGCCGACCCTTCAGCGCCAGAAGCTTTCGTAGAGGGCATTATGGAAGGAAAAGAGTGGGTGTGGGATAACGGTCTCTTAATTGAAAAAGATGTAGAGGCGTGGAAGATGGAAATGATGAGAGCGAAGAAAAGAGAATTAGAAGAACAAAAACTAAAAATCTTTGATTCGTTTATTAAAAAACTATAATATTATAAATAATACCAAACTCAAAAAGTTTGGAGTTTTATAGTACTATAAAAAAAGGAGATTTTCAATGGCAGAATCAGAAATGCAACCAGAAGCTATCGAAGAAGCAGCTGCTAATCCTATGGCGGATGCTCCTAAGAAGAATGCTGTTGCGGCTGAACCATCACATCTTGAAACTGATTATGAAGATTTAGGTTCACCAGTAGTTAAACCTACAGACAGTAATCCTGACGGTAGTAAAAAGGTTAATAAAGTATCTGATGAAGTTTCTAAAAGTGCTCAAGTGGCTGCAGAGCCATCACACTTGAAATCTGAAGAAGCAGATGAAGATACAGATTCTAAAGATATTGAAGAAGCAAAAGCTAAAGAAGAAGTCAAAAAGGACGACAAAGAAGTGGAAGAAGAAGGATATAAAAAGAAATCTTTGAAAGCTTCTAATTGTGAAGACATAAATGTTAAGGAAGACATTGACGCTTTAGTTGGCGACGCTGACTTATCTGAAGAATTTAAAGAAAAGGCTGCTACAATCTTTGAAGCTGCAATTAACTCAAAAGTTAGTGCAGAGAAAGAGAGACTAGAAGCTGAGTACGCACAAAAATTTGAAGAAGAAGTTGAAAAATCTAAAGCAGAACTTACAGAAAAAGTTGATTCATACTTAAACTATGTAGTTGAAGAATGGATGAATGAAAACAAGTTAGCTCTAGAAAGAGGTATCAAGGGCGAAATCGCAGAAGACTTTATTAATGGTATGAAAAAATTATTTGAAGACCATTACATAGATGTACCTGATGAGAAATATGATGTTCTTGAAGACCAGGCTTCTAAAATAGAAGACTTAGAGAAAAAACTTAACGAAGAAATTGAAAAATCTGTAGAACTAAAAAAAGAAGTAGGCCAATTCAAAAGACAGGACATCATTGATGAAGCGTCTAAAGATTTAGCTGACACTTCTAAAGAGAAGTTTAACAGTTTAGTAGAGAGTGTTGAGTACTCTAATGAAGAAGATTTTGCAAAAAAAGTAGAAACCATTAAGGAATCATACTTTGGGCAAAAAACTGAGAAATCATCTTCGGATGATATTCATGATGTAGCGGCAGGCGATGAAACAGCAAATGTTGATTTATCGGATGCGATGGCTGCTTACACGGCCGCTATTACAAAAACCAAAGACATTAAGTTGTCAAAATAATAGTAATAAAGGAGAGACAAAGATATGTACTTATCTGAAACTTACGAAAAAAAATGGCAGCCAGTCTTAGACCATCCTGACCTTCCTGAGGTAAAGGATAGTTATAAGCGTGCCGTTACTTCGGTCATCCTAGAGAACCAAGAAAGGGCTCTTAAAGAAGACCAAGCCTTCTTATCAGAAGCTGCACCTGTTAACTCAACAGGCGCTAGTGTTGCAAATTGGGACCCAATCCTAATTTCTCTAGTAAGAAGAGCTATGCCTAACCTTATTGCTTATGATATCTGTGGTGTACAACCTATGACAGGTCCTACAGGTCTTATATTTGCAATGAGAAGTAGATATTCAACTCAGTCTGGAACAGAAGCATTATTTGATGAAGCTGATTCAGATTTCTCAGGTAGAAACGCTGCTGGTTCATCAGTTGACGGATTCTCATCAACAGCACAAGCTGGTACTAACCCAAGTGCGTTGAACGATAGTCCTTCTGCTGGTACATATACAACCGGTACAGGTATGTCTACTGCGGCTGCTGAAGCACTTGGCGACGCTAGTGGAAATGCATTTGCTGAAATGGCGTTCTCAATTGAGAAATCAACTGTAACAGCAAAATCAAGAGCTCTAAAAGCTGAGTACACAATGGAACTTGCACAAGACCTTAAAGCAATTCATGGTCTAGATGCAGAAACAGAATTAGCAAACATTTTGTCTGCTGAAATTCTTGCTGAAATCAACAGAGAAGTAGTTAGAACTATCTACATCAATGCTGAGAAAGGTGCTTCTGCTAACACAGGTTCTATTAACACAACAACTGAAGGTATATTTGACCTTGATACTGATTCTAACGGCAGATGGTCTGTTGAAAGATTCAAAGGTTTAATGTTCCAAGTTGAACGAGAAGCAAACACAATTGCACAAAGAACTCGTAGAGGTAAAGGTAATATGATTATCTGTTCATCTGATGTAGCTTCTGCTCTTCAAATGGCTGGTGTATTAGATTACGCTCCTGCGTTAAACAACAATCTTTCTGTTGATGACACAGGAAACACTTTTGCTGGTGTTCTTAATGGTAAATATAAAGTATATATTGACCCATATTCTGCTAACCAAGCTGCAAACCAATACTTCGTTTGTGGTTATAAAGGTACTTCACCATATGATAGTGGTTTATTCTACTGCCCATATGTACCTCTACAAATGGTTAGAGCAGTTGGTCAAGATACTTTCCAACCAAAAATTGGGTTTAAAACTCGTTATGGACTACAAGCAAACCCATTTGCTGAAGCTGGTACAGGCGACGCTGCTGTTATTAACGGCGCTGGTTCTGCTAACAGCAACAGATACTATCGTAGAGTACAAGTACAAAACTTAATGTAATTGTATTTTATCGTTAGTAAACGATTGAGGGGGTTCACGAAGGTGGCCCCCTTTTTTGTTGTATAAATAGTATTATGACAATAACAAATTCATATACAAGACAACCTACACAGTTAGATTACGCTTCACCTACACAGTTTAAATTTAATATAATTAAACTACCAAAGGTTGAGTATTTTGTAACATCTGTAAATGTGCCAGGCATATCTATGGGTACTACTACTCAAGCAACAATGTTGAGAGATTTGCCAGGACCTG